CCGTTTGGATAATAGCTACCACTGGTGAGCGAAACCGACTTAGACTCCCAAGCACTCACGTTAGAAAACAACGTGCGAAGCTCTAAAGGCTTCTGCTCTACGCGAGGATCACCAGATGCCCAAGCGCGAGTCGTAACTGACGCTTGAAGATGTTTAGCGCCAGAGTAAAACTTTAGCAGTTCACCAGTATCAGTAATAGCATAAAGCTCATGTGCGCTATTAGTGCTGATCTTCGTGAACTGCTTAATAATACCAAAACCATACGAAACGCCGTCAGCATCAAATCCACCAGTTACTATACCACCAGACTCAACCGCATCTGCATCGCTGCCATCTTGATACGTGTCAACAGAAACAAACTTCTTAGACATCGTATCATAAACAACTATAACATTACCATAAGCAGTCCTCATAGAGAACAACCCGTAGTTATCAAACGAAATTGCTGCACTTAACGTACTGTCTTGTACGATGTTCTCAAACAACTTTGCGACACTCATGGAGAACGCACTGTTACGACCCTCGTTACGTAACTGCTGCACAGCGTTAAACGAACGTAACCCCTCCGAGTCTATGAAAGCAAAATCGCCAAGAACATCTATAAACGAAAACTGATTAACAACCGATGCGCCAAACAAATACTTTTTAGAAAACATTGGCTCACCAAACAGCAAACGACTGTTATCTGGTGTAACGGCATACGACGCAGAACCAGTGCCTACAAAGAAACTATCTGTGTTAAGCGGCCCAATGCAGGTAATAGGATCGTAGCTTACAGAGTAACTAATAGCCACAGCCCCGCCAACACCTTCGTCAGAAGAAACCTTATCACCATCTGTGTTAATAGCTATAACAAAATCAAGCGGTCTGCCGCTTACGCTGTGGAATATCGTAGTACCGTCAGGGCTAATGATATACAGCTTACCGTTAAAGTACATCATCTGCTTTCCTATAGGAACATACTCGCGCTCTACAACACCATCTATCGTTGTATTATGCTCTGCATATGTGCGACACTTACGTACGGACACAAAAGCACTACTGCCCGAAGATTTAAACTCAATGAGATTAGGCTGGTTAATGCCGTCTTGCACAACGATACCTGCAGAAGTTCTAGTGGGCGGCGTCGCTGACGTATCTACAACAACACCAGATGTTGTGCCAGTAGACTTATAAGCAAAGCCTCGGTTACTAGAAGGTACAGACTGAAAGTATATTGTATCAACAGCAGGATCTAGGTAGTAAGAACCTGCTGAGTTCCATAAGTCAACCCACGTATCAGACAGCCGATGCTTGTATTTTGCAACACCAGCCTGTGCTATGATAATAAAATCGCCTACAGCATAAACACCTTGCAACGGCACTCCAGCAGTAAAACCTGTAGTAATCTCTAGCGGTCGCCTAATGGGGCGCAAGTCACCAAAACGATTACGAACATTAAGGCCCAGTTGATACTCGTCCTGACCTATACGAGAATCATCTAGGGCCATGTTCATTCCTCCTACAAAAGAGGTCTGTGAGTAGCTAGCCATGTAAGTTTGTCGTGATTGTGACGTTTAAAAACAGCCTTCTGCTCCTGCCCACGTTCAAGATCAGCTTGCCTACGTGCAAGCGAACGCGAGGCTTTCTTGTCGTGAAGGATTGCTTCTTCTATCTTACCCTGCTCTTCAAGAAACAACTCCATGCACTTGCTAACGAGTATGTTATCGTATCCCGGCGCAGGAAATTCATCCGTGTCATTCTGCAAACGCGGAAGCGCCTTCTTATAAAGTATCTGTAACGTATGTGAGTCATCTTCCGCAGCAGACGACGAGAAAGGAAACTCGCTTACATCTACGATAAGATAACGTGACTCCATGCTGTTCGACGGTATCTCAGCGTAGACAATATCGTTATCAGCATAGTCAATTAACTGCGCCACGCCTATCGTAGTTGTAGGTTTGTAGGTACGTGAGAAGCTAACTATGTCTGTAAACGGCACGTTGATGTTAGCTAATGTAGCTGTACCTGTAGAGCCAGATGCCGCTACAGCAGTGCCAGAAACACTTAACAAGTAACCATCACTATACGCAGTTTTAACTACAACCTCGTAGTCATCATCTGTAGTTGTTACACCATACCATCGAACAACAAGTTTGTTAGAACTGTTTGCTGCGCCTGTGATAGACGTAGGCAACGACACTTTCAAAGGGCTGTAACCCTTCACTCGGAACTTGTTGTACTTTGTTTCCCAACTGTTTTCTCTGTGCCGTGCCGTTAGCGGCTCTGTTTCCCATACTGCATTATTACCAGCTTTCTCACGTATGCCACGTATGGCATATACGTCTGTAGGCATAGCAACAGTCTTGTCACCTTGTACATAAAACTCAGCCTCTTCTAAAGAACCCGGCATATCAGACTGCTCGTAGAGTTCTTGCGCTGCCTCGTTCAGATAGTCAAGCAATAAAGCACGTTGACTGGTATCACTAGGAACCATACCAATCTTCTTGCCGAAGCGATCTAATATGTATTCTACACTCATCTCTTAACAAGCGCGATAACAGCAGCCTTGTCGCGCTTCACCATAGCAGACTTTGCTTTCGTGGGCGTTACTTTAACTATTGCTGATGTTGCCATTACTTCCTTTCAAGTTCATACTCCAGACGATTTACTGTCTTGAGGGCTTCTTCTACGAATGCGGGGGACGCTAACGCGGCTTTTCTGAATCCCGGATGTTTTGTTAGTCTTTCGCTGTTGTTTAGTTTCGTCGCTACGCACCCGCTCATTAGGGCTAGCAAGAGCGTCAGCAATGGCGTTGTCAACCATGTCATCTTTTGCCTCATGCCGCTTTGACGCACTAAGCTCCCGCCCTTCTCCGAAGAACTTATCCAGAATCTTCTGCAGGGCGGGTATGGCTTTAGCGATTGCATAGAGGAGTTTTAACATTAGTTGCGCCTACGTCTGTTACGCATTGTATTTCTACCGCGAGCTAAACCGGCATCACGCCTGTTTATCCCCATCCTAACACCACCACTATCTAAGCGTTCTCTACGTTCTGCGGCAGTCTCTCTTTTCTTACGTGCTGCAGTCCTATCTTTCTGTGATTGCGTCCTACGCTTTTGTTGAGCAGTTTGCCGTTGGTTACGTCGTGCCGTACGAGAACCGGGGCCGCTAGGCTTTTTACCTCCACTAGCAGGGCCACGGCCAGATGGCTTAGCTGGCGTTGTTGTGGTAGAAGGTTTTGGCTTAGGTTTTCCTTTGAAAAATTTTGACAAACTAGACCTAGCTTTACTAGCAACCTTACCTAACTTTAAAGCAGGACTTGCTGCTTTAAGAGCTTTTAAACCTAATCCAGCAGCACCGCCAACCGGCAAAGCTGTCAAAGCAGTTTCTACAGGATTCTCCTTAGCGTAAGCTACTAATGCTTTATGGTAAGGAATTTTACCTTTTATATGTTTAGGCAAGGACGGTGGCACAGCAGACCTGCTAACAGGTTTACGAGGCGCAGTAGGCGTTGTCTTCTTACGCGCAGCAGCACGTTGAGCAGGTGTTTTAGAACCCGCAGCCATGTTACGCGCTACCTGATCTTTCAGACGTTTTTTAGTTGCACGCTTTTCTTGAGCGCGCGCTCGGCTTTTCTTCGCTAAGTCAAGCAACTTACTACGCTGACCTTTTTTTCTATAAGGCATATCAAGCGTTCCCCGTATCTTTTTTAATTCCTTTACGCAAAAACAGCGCGAGTAACGATGTAATAACCACGTTAATCATCACGCCCATTTCCATCTCTCCGCTGAAGTACGCTCCTACTGCTGCAAGAACGCCGCCAACGGCTGTCATATATGTCTTTTTACCTTGTAGTGCTTTCATAATTTAATAACGTTTCTTACTAGACTTTTTAGATTTCTTCTTCTGCCGTTTTGCAGCAGCCTTAGCTTTTTTCATACCCGCTTCGGTGTATGGATAATGTACTCCTCCTACTTTTGGCATCTTATTTATCTTTCTTAAGTTGTTCCTTTATCTTTAACACAATGTAAAACAATGTCGCTGCCGATATACCTATCTTTAATATAACATCTATCTGCAACAGCCAATTTCCAATGCCTGTAACAGATGCGATTGTAACTTTAAGGTCATCAAAATTCATCAATCTCCCGGCCCAACTGCCCAAGGCGCTGACGCAGAACCTACGCCGTAGTCTACGTAACGCGGTGGCGCACCGTACCCAGCTATCTGTTGTTGTATTTGATCCCAACCTGTATACGGTTGCAGGTCTGGCATAGGTCTTCCCATAGGAGGCTGCTGCTGTGTCATAGGATTAGAAGGACTTTGACCATAACCGGCACCGGGGCTAGTTTGCTGTACTTGACGCTGCGGCTGTCTTCCAAAAACACCACCTATCATCTGCTGTAATTGTTGACCTAGTGGTTGCTGCTGCTGTGGTTGCTGCTGATACCAAGGACTTGATGGAGCAGATCGCATTTCAGAGAAGTCATAAAGATCACGACCCGATGGAGCGTGTACCCCCCTATGACCATACTGCATCACATTACCTAACTCCTGTCTTGATGGCATATTTTGTGAGCTATATCCAAGACTGGCTAGTACACCGTCACCTGCAAGTTTTCCTTGTATTGGAGCCGGATTGTATGGTTGCAAGTCTGGCACTTGCCGTTGCGCCATCGGATGTGATGGGCTAGTCAGCGGCGGCATCATATTACGAGCAGGATCTACTCCCGGCTGTGGTGTTGGTATATTAAGTGGCATTTGTTTTTCCTTCGTATTCTATGTCAATAAGCGGTGTATCAATTTCTAACTTGCCGGGCAATGACTTGCAACCAGCCAACATGACAATTAACAGGATTCCCCCAAGAATCGCCAGTACATACATGACCTCTTTTGTTTCTTTACTCATTACGCCGCTTTTCATTTACAGGCTTTTTGGGGATACCCATACACTTGTAGAGCGCACCAACCTCAACCCGCAACATAGCAACTTCTTTGGCGAGCTTGTTCGTTTCTTTGTCATGTCCATTCAATCTGTCAATCAATTTGACAATTATCGTATATAAGTCTTTGATCTCGCCTGACAAATCTCGTAGGACATAGAAGACAATCTTATAGCCGAAGATTCCCGCTGCCGCTGCTGCAACAACAGGGAATCCCAGCGTTTGTATAAGATTTGCCGTGTCGGTTCCCACATCTTACCCGCCTGTTTCCTCCTTGGCCTCAGGTTCAACAGCAAAACTGGCCGT